GCCTTTTTGGCAAGATTTAGGGCAGTCTGTCCAGCGTTAGGATTCATGTTGCCTTCATCGCCATGAGCCAAGATCCAGCCCTTTTCAAACTCATAAAATTGTTTATGGAAGGTTATGCCTAAACTGTCAAAATCCATGAACTTGGCGTATTGCAACTCAGGCAGGCTGATTAAGCCAGGTACTTTTAATAAAGTGTTATAAAGGCGATCAGTATGATTACTCCGGATAATATGAGCTTCTCGGCTGTGCTCTGTGAGAGCCCAAAGGATTTCTTGAGTAGCACTACGATCATCATCCAAAGTTTGTTGATAAGCCAAAGGTGTTTTCTCAGCCCATCGACTAATTGTCTGAAAATCAATTTCATCGCCAACACAAAGGACACTATCAAATCGCTCCCTCTTTGCTAACTTAATGACATTCTTAACTGCTACTTCGTGGTGGTATGGAATCTGTAAATCAGAAATTACCAAGTAACGCTTAATTTAATCGTCATCCTCATCTGGAGTTGGAATAGTTGGGATAATGCCGTGATCGCCTACAATCCAGTCAGGCATTGATTCAGGATTATCCATTAGATAAAGCGCAACAGACTCAGAAAATCCAGCCTTTCGTGCAGCTCTAAACATTTCATGTTTTGCAATATAGAACATGTCTAATTTAGTTAGTTCAGGAGTGTGGCGAACTCGACGACGATTGACTTTTTTTCGTGTGGTTCGCTTTCGTGTGTTCGCCATAAAAGAAATTATGACTTACTGATTATTACGAACAGATCATCGACACGCTTCTCTAAGCGATTTAATTGATCTTTCATAGATGACCCTGAGTTTGGCTTTAACTCTGATAGGTAAGATTTAATAACCCAGCGTAGAGCCAATAATAAAGCGGTCGCGATACTGCAAACGCCAACGCCAAATGCAACCCATTCGTTTGGACTCATTTTTGGGACAATCCATAATCAACTTCGCTCCCGGACTTTGGATCTAGTGCTTTGGCAACAGGCGCAACAACAGCGCCGAGTAGAGTTGCATAGGCTGGATGAATGTCAGCCACTATTGCTAAGGCTACTGTGATTCCACTAGCTGCCACAGCTCTCAAATATGACTTAATTGCTGCTTTGTGTTTTTTGGTTAGTTTCATTAATTGCCTTTCAGTAGTGGAATGTCGAACTTCTTGCCATCTTGGTTTGGCTTAAAACTTATATGGATGTGTTTATGATGTGGGTTGATGCCACGATACTTGACCCAACGCCAAAGCGACTTTGCTGAACATATTTTACCAGCGTGAATTATGTAAGATATACGCTTATCTTTTTTTGCTGTGAGTCGAAGCTGATCTGCCAAAGCATAACTAATCCCTTGCTCGTTAGATAAGCCAGCGTCAATATCGAGCGCACAAACTTCTCCTGTGTCAGGTCTTGGGTTGTGATCCGATTTGGTTGTTCGTAATGCATGTTTAGAATCACCAATCCACCCATCACTTTGCTTATCGCGATCCAACCATGTTTCATTAATTTGGTCGCGTAGCGTAACGGCAGCTTTAGATAACCAAGGCTTCATTAGCCAAGTAAAAGTTTTACTTCGTCAGTAGTCAAACCTAAACGATCAAGAATTGCTTGGCGCTTTGCTTCATTAACTGCTTTTTCATCAACAGCAATATGACTGTCGATGGCTTTTTTCAATTGCGCTTCGGTAGCGGTATTATTTTCAGTTAGATAAACTTCCACAATTTTGCCATCAATTAAATTAGCATTTAATCCCAAACCATTTAATTCTTTATCTAATTGAGCCAAATTGATTTCTTTATTTACTTTTATCATTATGACCCCATATCAATTACTGTTAAATTAGTTCTAGCAAATTGAACATTGTTCCCTGATGGAGATCTATATTTTAATGTAAATGTATTAGATCCAGCAGTTAAACCTGTAATTAAAAAATGTCTAGATACTTGTTCAACTCCTGTTGTTTCTTGAAACAATGCCCTGCTATCATCTCCAGTACTAGATGAAGCTCCTGAAACATCAAATGTAATTGCTCCAGCATAATATCTAATTTGACCACCCCATAAAACTAAAGCTTTTGTTCCAGTTGTTATAGTAACAGCTGATGAACTTCCTAAAGTAACATAAGAAGTTGAGGTTGTTGTTCTTTCAGATGTATCTGCAACATTTTGAAAAGTTAGCGAAGCTACTGGTGCTGCCCAAGTAGGCACTCCACCTGCAACAGTTAGAACATTTCCAGTTGATCCAATTGCTAATCTTGTATTTGTATTAGCAGTAGATGAACGATATTCAATATCGCCAAGAGTTGTTGATGGATTTAAGTTTTTCGTAGTTGTATCAATTGAGGTTCCAAGTGTGCGGATTGCACTAGCACCATCTTTGACTAGATCGGTGTCGGCTGGTGTTGTCCAGCCATAATTGGTGGTAGTTGGCATTTTTCTCCTATTATCAGGCTACTATTGTAGCGTATTCCCATGTTAATGTTGTGGATAAAGTGTTCCATGCTTCGGTTGCTGGTGTGGTGTTCCAACGCATCGCCACTTGGCTAAATGCGACTGGGGATAAATTGATTGTTAAAAATAATTCATTAAATCGAGTGCTCCAAGACCAACCCTCTACATAACCCTCAAACTCGCCACCTGATATTTGAGCTGGCAGATTTTGTAAATTGACCGGCATGCCCATGAATACGCTTAACAAAGAATCCCGATCCGCATTGTCAATTTCTGGGTTTGTTATAGGAAAGGTTATAGCTTGAAATGCTGGAACTGGATAAGCTCTTTGGGCTATGTATCTATCGGCAATATCTTGAGCATCGGTCGCTCCATGAACCCTAGAGTTAATTGTTTCGGCTTTGTAGCCATATAGGGCAATCGAAGTTGCATCGGTAGCAGTAACCTGTGAATTGTAATTGTTTCCATAATTTAGGTATATGTCATTCCTAACATCTGCTGAACGCATAATTGTAGATAAGCCAGCGCCTAACGCATGGCGAGCATCTAGTTCAACATAGCCATTAACTAAAAGATAATTCTGCCTATGGTCTGCATCTGCATAACCGATGTTGCCTTGATTGTCCTCATAAATATATCCAAATGCTGAATTAGCAATATCTGAAATCACATTGTAAATTGTGTCAGTTACATTTGATTGTGAACTCATAGTGTAAAGACCCGGCTGATCTATTTCGCCAAGTCCTAAATTGACTGCATTAGCCCAAGTTTCGGTTGCATCATAAGTTGCCCATGTTGAAGCTGCTGGCACATCATTCCAAGTTCCAAGCAATACGCTAGATAAAATCTCATAGATTTGGTTGCCATCCTCATCTTGCGAAATGTTGTCATTAAATATTTCCTTAGCAATTCCAGCAAGTGAACCCATAGCCAAAACTGTGTATTGCACGACTGTGGCTAGAGATCCAGTAGCACCGACCTCAACAGTAACATCCGTAATATCTCCGCCAAATATACTTACATAAGTTCCGCTTGTATCTTTAAGCTGTAATGAAAAACTATCATTAATTGCAAAAGGTAATGTTTGACCTGATAAAGCAACAAAAGTAACTTGGCAATAAGATGGAAGTGGCTGTTGATAGATATCTGTGCGACCTGCTTGATGCTGAATATCAGATATTGCAATGTCAGTATATTCGACACCACCGACAGTTAATTTCCATTCAGGAGTAAAAACTGTCATTGAAGTCTAATTCCGTTACCAGTAAATAATGGCACGCTTCGAGCAGCTGACTCATTAACTACCTTTGCAACGGCTCTTGCAGCACCTTCTCCATCGATCGCATTTACTGTGATGTTATATTGTGGATTGCCTGCACCATAGGTAAAACTTGATCCACTAGGTGTTGGAACTTTTGGAACTGATGATCGGCTAGCGGATGGAGCAGGATTGCCGATAGATCCGATATTTACTCCGGGAATGATATTTACAGCTCTAATTAATTCATTGGCTAAAGATACAACTAAGCCAATTGCCTCACGCAAGAATGTGATAAATCCTGAAATAATGCCAGACACGACACCAATTGCTTTGCCAAATGATTGTGCGCTTCTTTGTGTTTCATTTAATGAGTTATTAAGTCCTTCATCACCAGTCAAGCCTGCAATAAACGCATTAAGTGTTGGGATGCCTGTGTCATTAAGAAATCCAATAAATCTTTCAACTGCTGGCAATAAGGCTGTGCCAAGTGATTCTTTGGCTTCATCAAATCCTACTTTTAAGCGATCGATCTTGCCTTGAAATGTTTCAGCATTTGTAGCTGCTGCGCCACCATAAAGATCAGCAAGTTTTTGTTGAACCTCTGTAAATGTAAGGGTTGACAATTCAGCCTTTGATAAGCCAAGACCTAATCGACCAAGTGAAGTAACATTTCCATCTTGCGCTCTACCTAAAGCATTTGTGACAGTTTCTAAATCTTTGCCTGATGCTTTGCTAATATCTAAAGCAAGTGTTAATAATTTTTGGGCTTGCTCTGTATCTTTTGTAGATACTGCAAGTCTTTGTAATGCTGGTCTTAATTGATCATCGGCGACGCCAGTTGCAAGGCTTGTTTGTAGGATCATGTCCTCAGTTGCCTTTATTTGGGCATCAGTAGCGCCTGTGGCAGCTTTTAGGGCATTGGCTAACCTAAGTTGTGCAGCTTCATCTTCTATTGCAGCCTTAACCCCATCAACGGCTAATTTGCCAGCATAAGCAACGGCAGCAGCTCCGGCAACAGCAAATGCAGCAGCAGCCTTCTTTCCAAATGCCGCAATTTTTTCACTATTGGTTTGAACTTTACCATCGGCTTCATCTAGCTTCTTTTTTAGGTCATCAATATCCGCAAGGATCTTAAGCGATAGAGTTCTGGTATCTCTTGCCATTATGCCCACTTATCCAATATGCGGTTGTATGCAGCTTCCCATTTGTTAATCAATTCAGGCTGAATTCTGCGAAGGGTTGGATAAATGAACCATCCGCGAGATCCACGACCTGACCTGCCCGAATAACTAGGAAACTGTTTGAATTTATTTGAACCAAACTCAACGCCACCCCATAGGGTTTGTGTAGAAGCACCACCTGAAAACTTTTGTCTTGCAAATCCGTATTTGAATTCACCGATCTTGCTTGACTTTGATACTTGAACTCCATCCGCGACTCTTTGCGCAACCTTGCCTGACTTTGTTCTACCTCTAGCTGCTGTCTTAATTTCTTCAGACGCATAAGTCGCCAAAGCAGCAGATTGAACTCTTGCTTCCTCTGTGGCTTGAGCATCCATGACTTTGAAAGCTTTAAGAATATCGCGTATATCGTTGCGACTGTAAGCAATTGTTTCACTTGCCATACCTCTGCTCCAATACTTCTATCGCTGTCAAAATGTCGTCTGAATCAACCCATTCACTCATTGGAATTTGTGTGGCTAGTGCCAACTCAACCAATAAACGATTTAGGCTTCCTGCTGGGTGGCTTTTGGGTTTGCATCACCGACTATGACATCTGCGACTGTTTCCATCCAAGCCTCAAATGGTTTGACTGGATTTCCGGCATTTTCTCGCTTATGTGCGTTATATGCCAAAAACATTAGATCCCACATGCCAAGTTTTTCTTTAGCTTGTCCGATCGTGTTGCCAGTTTGTTTTTCCCATTTTGCCCACTCAGGCGGTTGGGCTACATAAGTTGCTTGCTCGCCTGAGTTATATTCAATTGTAATTGGTAACTTCATTGTTTGCTCCCGTTGTTAGATCTTAGCTAAATGTTTCTGTTACTGCTCCACCTTTAACAGTGAATGTAAATGAAACTTCCTGAGCATCTACTCCTGCTCCACCTGCTGTTGGAAACTCAGGCAAAATGTCAAATACAAATTGTGCGCCTGTTGCAGATGTGAAAGTTACTGCAATTCCTGTATCTGGAGCAGACTCAGCAGCTGTCCAAATTGCTTCACATACTGAGTTTGCCTTGCCCCAGTCTGCCAACATGTCTAACTGAAATGTGCCGGAAATATCTGTAGTTTTGTAAGCAACTCCATCAAGTGTTTGATATTGCTGACGCTCATTTACTTTTGTTAATACTGCATTAGTCGCTTGTGCTTCGATGTCTGTTCCACCTGTGAAAGACAACGAAATATCACGACCGGTTATTACTGTGGTTGCCATGATTACTCCTTAGACGGTTCTTGTGTAGTAGGTAGAAACTCGAACATCTGCGATTAGCAGAGTTGATGCTCCAACTGTTGTTACTGTTGGTCTTTCGACCGAGCTGACAATATATCCTCCAGGAATTACTGCCAGAACGCTGATTATTAATTGCTCGATATTGTCGAGTGATGCAGGATTGCTGTTATATGCAACCGCAACTGTAATTGTCATGTTAATTTTTGCACGAATATTTGACTTATTTATTGTTTCAAATTCAAGATACGGACTGTCTGGAACGCACACGATCGCAGGTGGGATTATAGACTCAGGAACGAAAGCATAAACATTACCTGCAACGCTAGATAAGGCTGTTGCTAAAGGTGTGCGAACTTGCTCAAGAATTGTTTGGTTAGGCATTATTGACAAATACCCTCGACATCAACATAAGGTCCAAGAATTCCTATTACTCTTGAATAAAGTGATCGA